GCTTACCTCTTGACAACCGAAGGAAGATGAGGTATAATAATTTCATGCCTAGATCATCACTATCCCTTCACTCAAGCGAAGCCTATCTCAAGAAGCGTGTCTACCACGACAAGTGGACACTTGACCAAATAGCAAAAGAATGTGGTGTGTCTATCCAAATGATTTATCGTCAGATGAAGAAGTTTGGAATAAAAGGTGTAAAGTGAGGTTTCATCGCCATAGATGGATGCCTTGGGGCAACCCCTTCATAATAGGTGGAGGGTACTACTATCAGATAATGGAGTGTCAAGCGTGCAAGAGAATGCAAGTAAAGCCAGCAAGATAATGCATATAGTTACTGTAGCGTGTCTAGAGTATCAGTGGATACGAGCGTTCGGTCCTTTCGACAGTACCGACGATGCGTGGGACTGGCTCAACACCACAGAGTACGTCAAGGGGGATGGTTTCAGAAACCTTATCATGGAGGTAGAGGGCCCAGCAGATGCCCTACTCTGAGGCCCCAGCAGGGGTAGAGATTGCCAAGGTGTGTGATGACCTGAAAGAATTGCTGATTGCGAAAAATATTGCCTATGGGAATTCGTTTGCCGATCCTATCAATATATTTTCAAAAACTACTCCTGTAGAGCAGTTGTGTGTAAGAATTGACGACAAACTAAACAGAATTCTCAAAGGTAGAGAATACCCCGGCGACGACACAATCACAGACCTCATAGGGTATTTAGTCCTATATAAGATATTAGTCAAGAATATCGAATAACTTTTGCGGTTGGGGCCTTCTCTGATATTCCGGGGGTATAAAATTGCTCTTGACAATCCCGGTAGAAACTGGTAGAATAGGACTACCTACTAGCAAGGAGTGAATGTGGCACCCAAAAAGCCGAAGAATACTAAGACTAAGCGTGCTGTCTACACAGGACCACGGCAGTCATCAGAGGTATTCCTTTTCCTAGACAAGTTTATCTATTCGGATAGTTTCACTATGCCGAACGGGAAGACAGTCACCAAGGGAGACATTATCAAGATCACCGGGGTATGGGGGACGCAGTTCAAGTTCGTCCAGCATACCATCAATAAGCACACCGGAGCAGAGTGGTTCGACTGTGTTGAGTTGCATCGAAACCAAGTAGCGCAGACACGCAGTTTCAGGACTGACCGTATCAAGTTGATGCCGAAGAAGCGTGGCCCTCGCAAGAAGAAGGTTGCGTGACAAAACTAAGTCTGGAATACGCTGCTGGGTTTTTCGACGGAGAGGGGTGTATCTCTATTTCAAAAACAAAAGGCTCAAAGTCTCGTGGAGAATACAAGAGAGATGCTTTTGTTTTGAGTGTGAGGGTCACCCAAACATCGTTCCCGGTCATTTATTCTTTTCAGGAAACATTCGGCGGGAGTGTGTATGAGAGGGACTACTCTCGTGGCGCTCCGTATGCTGAATGGGTTGCTACTCACCAAAAGGCCGTGCCGTTTTTAGAGCAGATGCTTCCTTTGCTCGTAGTAAAAAAAGAGCAGGCTTCGCTTGCCCTTGACTTCCAGAATAATAAGCAGAGAAACAAGACAGACGAGATGTGGGAGAAAGAGCACCAAGCATATTTGTCTATGAAAATACTTAATACCAGAGGAAGAAGTCTGGTATAATAGAGTGTTGTCGCTACAAGGAGACAAGATGACAAACCGAAACCTTGTAGGCATAACACTGGCGGTAGCCCTAGCGACTACCGCTCTTGTTTTTCCTACATCGGCTTATGCTAAGTCGAATGAAACTGAAATAGCGAAAATGGGCATACCGCCTGAAACGGCGGCAGCCGTAAATAACTCAATAGTAGATAGAGAGTGGGCTATCCAACGCCCATCTCGTGGTGGAGTCGGATACTATGATGACTCCAACGTTCCCGCCGTATGGGCAGGAGTACCGGACAGAGTGAGAAGCATATGGAGATGTATTCGCTTTCACGAGAGCCGTCACTCCGGTCATTATACGGCAGAAAATCCCGTTTCGACAGCCAGCGGCGCAGGCCAATGGTTGAACGGAACTTGGGATGGTCTAAAGAAATGGGTGAAGGTAGACGGAGAATTCGTCGCTCGCCAATACGATGAGGCCAAGGACGCACCAGCATGGGTCCAAGACGCTGCATTCGTCCATGTATACAATCATGGTGGATTGCGCATGTGGAGAGGAACGTGGTGCCCCGGCACCTAATACATTAAAATACCACGGCAGGGTAGAGAGACCCAAATTCAATTGCGACAACACCTCTCTACCCTGTTCGTGGTATAATTGTATCCTCAACAAAGGAGTAGATATGCCGGTAGACCTAGTAGCGCACCTTGATGAAGTGAACAAGGTTGCGGAAGAATACATCAAGGGAAATGATGAGACTGCCATTTCCAAGAACCTTGCTATCCCTCGCCAGCGTGTAGTCAACATGCTCAACGAGTGGCGGGATATGGTGTCCAGCAACGAGGCCATTCGCATCAGAGCGAAGGAGGCACTCGCAGGAGCAGACAAGCACTTCTCCGTGCTCATCCAAAAGGCATACGAAGTCATCGATGAGGCCACGATGAACGGGAACCTAGGCGCAAAAACTAATGCTATTAAACTTGTGATGGATATAGAGAAGACCCGCATCGAACAACTACAGAAGGCCGGTCTGCTAGAGAACAAGGAACTCGCAGACGAACTCATTGAGACAGAGCGCAAGCAGGAAGTGCTGGTAGGCATCCTCCGAGATGTCTCTGGTGAATGCCCCAAGTGCAGAAGCGAGGTTGCACGCCGACTGGCAAATGTCGCAGGACCGACAGAGGTGATTACAGTTGACATCATCACTTGATCTATCATCATTCCTCTCTATTCTTGATGACGACCCCTTCGATGAGTACCCGGTAGACCTAGACACCTTCGTTCATGGTGAGCACTTCCTCAACCAGCCGGGGCTGTCAGACATTCAGCGAGACATCGTAGAGGCCATGAGCCAGATATTCAAGGAGGAAGACCTTCGCAGGTTTATGACTTATGAAGAGGCGGCACGGCATCACAAGAAGTATACGAAGAATGAGGTCATCCTCCAACTAGGCAAGGGTAGTGGCAAGGACTACACATCGACCGTAGGCGTGGCCTACACCGTCTACAAGTTGCTCTGCCTCAAAGACCCCGCACGCTATTTCGGCAAGCCCTCTGGTGATGCTATCGACCTCATCAACATCGCAGTCAACGCTGTGCAGGCGAAGAACGTATTCTTCAAGGGGCTCAAGTCCAAGATCGAACGCTCTCCGTGGTTCGAAGGGAAGTATGAAGCGAAGATGGACAGCATCGAATTCGACAAGTCGATCACCGTATACTCCGGTCACTCCGAGAGAGAATCCCACGAGGGACTCAACCTTATCCTCGCTGTCCTTGACGAGATTTCTGGCTTTGCCATGGAGTCAGCATCAGGCAACGAGAATGCTAAGACGGGTGATGCTATCTACAAGGCATTCCGTGGTTCGGTAGATTCACGATTCCCTGACTATGGAAAGGTTTTACTCCTATCTTTCCCTAGATTCAAGGGAGACTTTATTTCGAAACGGTATGAGGAAGTCATCCTTGAGAAAGAGACACTAGTAAGGAAGCACACCTTCATCCTCAACCCTGATCTACCGGAAGACAGCGAGGGTAATAAGTTTACTATTGAATGGGACGAGGATCATATCGTCCACTATGTCATCCCCGGCATCTTCGCACTCAAGCGACCAACGTGGGAGGTCAACCCTACTCGTGGGATAGAGGACTTTAAACTTGCCTTCTACACAGACCCCGGTGATGCCCTGATGCGTTTCGCCTGTATGCCTAACTTCTCTACCGATGCCTTCTTTAAGAACAGGGATATGCTCTGGAAGGCAGCGTCCATTCGCAACCCCATCGACACCTACAAGAGACTGGAAGAGAACTTCGTACCGAAGGAGGGAGTACGCTACTACCTCCATGCCGACCTCGCACAGGTCCACGACAAGTGTGCTATTGCTATCTCTCACGTAGAGAAGTTCGTTGAGATAAAGTCATTCAACGACTACCATCAGATCGTTCCCGTCGTTGTGTGTGATGCTGTCGTGTGGTGGGAGCCACGCAAGGAAGGGCCGGTAGACCTAAGTGAGGTCAAGAACTGGATAGTAAGTTTCAAGAGAGCAGGCTTTGACATAGGCATGGTGACCTTTGACCGCTGGCAGTCAGTAGACATTCAGAAGGAACTACAGTCGGTAGGGATCAAGACAGGGGTACTCTCTGTGGCAAAGAAGCACTACGAGGACCTTGCCATGCTCTTCTATGAAGAGCGTATTGTCATGCCCTACATCGAACTGCTCTTGGAGGAACTGGCTGAGTTGCGCATCGTCAGCGACAAGAAGGTAGACCATCCTCGCAAGAAGAGCAAGGACCTTGCCGACGCACTCACCGGCTCTGTCTACAACGCAGTAGCCTACACCCCTCGTCACAACGATCAGTTGGTAGAGGCTCACACCTTTAGCAGCGCTGCACGAGCACGGGCACGGGAGGAAAGAGAGAATACAGAAGGCATCATCATGCCACCCAAGCGTGACCCCGAAATAGAATACTACTTGGCAAAGGTGGGAGTATTGTGAACCCAGATGCGCACCTCAACATCCCCGCCGAAGGCGTGGTCATTACCGTAGAGCGGGATGCCTCAGGGAACTATATTGGCAAACTTTGGATAGACGGAGAGCGCAAGGCGTTTGCCACAGAGCGACGACCGGGATGCGCTGCCCGTACCATGATGCTAGCAATGCAGGGTACATGGGGACCTCCAAGCGATACCATGTACCTTACTGTTGACGGGTGGTAGTATGGACTCCGAATACGTTGAGTACCTTGAGTCTATCGGTGCTATTGAAAAAACCGGGGTAGACGAAAACGGAGAGCCAGTATGGAGAGTGACGAAGGAAGCAAAGGAACTTGTTCCTGACCTTTACAACGCTCACCTCAAAGAGTTCAACAACAACGTATTCTCCCTGTGGATGAAGGACTTTATCGACATAGAGTTTGATAAGGAAGGCTCACCCCTCATCGCCCTGAATGAAATATCATTAGTCTTAGAGGCACACGCCATGCTTGAGCCCTCAGAAGAGCAGGTATTGATGGAGATAATTGAGAATGTTTCCAAACCGGATTGACAATTGCCCACTAACAATGGTATAATAACTTTGTGTTATCCATACTATGGGTAGTCTTGCTGGTTTCGGCATCTCTAGCAGTCTGCATCAAGATCATCAAACATCTTGATAGGACCGCTACCGCCACCGAAGCAATAGCCGTGTGCGCCATAGAGGTTTCACAGGAGTTGCTGGAAGTCATAGCGGAGGCAGAGGATGAAGAAATGGAAGAGCAGCCAAAAAAGTTCGTCGTAGCCTTTGTGGATGGAAAGGCATACTGGGTAGAAGACAACGAGTTTCTGGAAGCAGAGATAGACGAGGACGGAGACCCAGTACGAAGCACAGCACATCCGGTAGACGCAATAAACATGCCATTCAAGGACGTGACGAAACTACTCTACGTCCTTGATAACTTAAAAGATAAGGAAAAGCAATGAAGGTATTGGTATTCGGGAGTAAGTCCTTCGATGACTACCCCGTCTTCACACGCGCTATGAGCGTTGCCCTGTCGTCCTGTGACGATGGGCGCTTCTTTGTGCATACGGCTGGCCCTGCACGCATCAACTCTTACACAGCAGAGTTTATGAATGTAACGGAAAATGGACTGCGAGGGAGAGGCATCAAGCCGTTCTTCCAGAAGGTTCCCTACCCCAAGGACCCGCTCACCCTTGCCGACTATGACTTTGTAGCCTACCTGTCTAAGCCAGTAGAGCGGAAGTTGCCCTCTGTCCTAGAAGCGGCTGAAAGAAAAGACATAGACTTTGCTGTCTTTCGTTATTAACCCCTTGACAAACCCCATCGTTTAGGGTAGAATAGCACTATGAAACTTTCCAACCAGTCCCGTGCCCATTTGGCGACTGCCCGTTTCCTCGCATCAAAGTCAGAAGCGAAGAAGACTCACGGAGCAGTAGTAGTCAAGGGAGGCAGGGTGGTCGGAGTTGGATGGAATAAGAATAGAAATGATCCTCAGGCAATGAGCGAAGAGCATATCAAGACTGATGCTTCGTATCATGCCGAGGAAGTAGCACTACGCGAAGCAGGCGACAATGCCCGTGGAGCCATACTCTATGTTGCCCGTGTGAATAAGCAGGGGGAAGATAGAGACAGTAAGCCTTGTTTCCTTTGCAGCACTCTAATGGTGAGTGCGGGGATAAAGAAGGTTATCTACACCACAGAAGGAGTAGTAGAAGATGTTTATTACTAGTCTAGAAGAGATGGAGAGCATCGTTGCCAACTCCAAGCGCCTCGCTTGGGATGGATGGGATGTTATCCACGCTACGCCTAAGGCAAACGCCATGCTCACGCCTACGGGAAGGTTTATTCGTGGCGCGTGGAACGCAGTCACCACTTTCCCTCTGACTGAGCAAGGATGGAAGATTCCTAAGTCGCTGATGAGGTAATCCTTATGAGCAACTCATGGAAGTTAGATGGAAAGTGTCTAAACTTTGACACAAACCTGTTCTTCGAAACCTACGAGGAAGACAAACTCATAGCAAAGCAGATAGATAAACTCTGTGTCGGATGCCCGGTTGTGAAAACCTGCTACAAGCATGGTGTTTCCAACAAAGAGTACGGCGTCTGGGGCGGGGTATATTTAGATGGTGACGGAGACTGGGACAGAGAGTTTAATAGCCACAAATCAGAGAGAGACTGGACAGAAATCCGCTTCTCTCTATCAATGGATTGGGAAGAGGAAGTGAAGTAAGATGAGCAAAATGCCTGTGCAAGAGCGTATCGCCATAATGCGAAATGCCTATCGAAACATCCATAAGCCTGTGCGCTTCACTATGGATGTAGTCTATTTCGATGAGATTGATCCAGCCGTTATCCTGCTCCGCTTCTACCACGCAGAGTGGGTCAACCTCACAGAAGATGAGAAGATCGAAGCAGCGCTGTATATGGGCAGAGTAAAGGATGTAGTGGAGCAACACGGCTTCCCCTGCTCCCTTGATCCTGTCATTGATGATATGTCAAGTCAAATCGTATGATACAATAGATAAGTTGGCGATCCCAACAAATCCAATAAAACAATCCCACAAGGAGAAGATTAGTAATGAAGAGTTTTGCAAAGTTGCTTAGTTCACTGTTTGATGATAGTAATACCCACAACACCATCAGCGCCTTTGAGCGTGATTGGCACAAGTATCGGAGTGAGGCTTTGACCCCTTCACACCGGGCAGAGATAGACGAGATTTTCGCTCGTCACTCTTGACATCCGGGCGGGGGTAGTGTAGAATAGACTCATACCTACTAAAGAAAGAGCACTTATGCTACCCCCGCCAATCGACACCAGAGATTTCCCCAGCGCCGCCTGTCTTAACTGCGGAGGCGACCTTTTCATTGCTAAGGTCATCTTTGATGATGACTACAATATCGGTATGTATATGACTGAGGGCGAGTGCGCCTATTGCCATTCGCTCGTCAGGCTCCCTACCCCACTAGACCACCCCGACTACGAAGAGAGTTACTGATGATTAGCGGAGTCCAGCGATGGGAAGCCGATGAAAGAGGAAACACGCCGTGAAGCACTACGCGAGGTTTAGGTATTGCAACAAGGGAATGTTCACTCTGCGAGTGACCATCTACTCCATCACCGACAACGATGGTTTTACTACTGACAAGATAGTCGCTGACCGCATGTTCTTCACCTACACGGGCGGGTACAGATGGGCACGACGCAAGTTGATCCATTATTCCCTAGACAATAATACATCGCTCTTCCTGCGTGATGGGGACATTCTCTCCCTGCACCCTTGACTTCTTTCAGGAAATGTAGTATACTAGAGACATAGAAAAGGAGAACGAATGAATAACGAGCAAGAGCGTGCGCTATCCGAACTTCGCGCAGCAGCATCAGTAATCCACAAGAACATCGGCGGCAAGGCCGGTACAAGTGGAGAGAAGATTTACGGGCAGGCATACAATCGTTGCGTTGCTCTTGGAATCAAGCCCAAACTAAGGAAGAAGTACACCTAATGACCACCACGCTTGACTGGACATTCGATATCGTCACCCCCGAAAAGGGAGGCAAGTACCACCTTCGTGGAGACTTCCAAGAGACTTGGTGCGGGAAGTATTACGACCTCACTTGGAATGGTGAATGGAGGCTCATCGGAGCATACTCCATTGACTCCATCAAGCGCATGGTAGAGCGCCCTGCGGCTAACAGCATGTGCGTCAAGTGTGCTAAGGTATGGAAGACAACATAGACTTACCTAATATCAGGTAATATCCACAACTACACAAAGGAGTAATATGAGTAAGGCAGCAAAGATTCTTGCTATCATCCTCATCACTTTTGGTGGCGTGTTCACACTCGTAGGAGTTTCTTCCTACCTTACCGTGGGCAACGTCCTCACAGCGCAGGCAATCACGGTTGCCGACGATGCTTCCTGTCTCGCAGGAGCAACGGTGAACAACCCACTAGCAGCATGGTGCCAGCAGGATATCATCAACGATCACGCCCTCCATGCCACGAATGGGCTGTCATACGCACAGATGGACCGTGAGGACCCGCTACGCGAGGTTGCTATGAATGGGTCGGTGCTTCGTGCATCGCTCTTCACTAGCGTTATTGCCTTCGCTCTCAGCGCCCTCGTGGCTGTGCTTGGAGTGCTCTTCGCCCTCGTTGGCGTGACATTCCTCGTCTACAAGCCGAAGGCGTAGGCAAACTACCTGAGCATGTAGTCAAACTGCTCCCGCAGGGGAATATCGGCGCTGTCTTATAAACAGTGGATAATAATGCCGTAGCGGTCCAGTTGGGTTCAATTCCCATTTCCCCTACCAAGCCCCCGTAGTTCAGCAGATAGAACAGCGGATTTCTACTCCGTAGGTCGTGGGTGCAATTCCTACCGGGGGTACAAAAATATTGTGGTATAATACTTGACTACAACGACCAAACCTGTTATACTTTACACATAACACAATAGCGAGTTCGATGGGACATAGGGACTTGTGAGGATATGTGCCTCAATAAAAACCATCCCTCCCCATCCCCTGTTGATAGTCAGGGAAAACAAAACTATCCGGTAGGGAGAGCCAATGGATAGGCACTTTGTCTCCAAAACAAAGCAAAACAGGGTTCGACTCCCTGCTCCCTTGCAAAAGATTCCAAAGTGTGGTATAAGCGCTCCCTTAAGTTAATAGTAAACTGGTAGTTTTACACACTACTCACGGCGGGGCGGTACCGTCAGGGAGTACGCACAATGCTCTAGTTGGTACGGCGGGGTCCTCATAAGTCCCCTAGCCTTAGGTTCGAATCCTGATAGAGCAACGGTTTCCAAGTAGCGAGCGCTTTGGAAGTGTGGTATAATGGAGTATGAAAATTTGTGGAACCTGTAAAGAAGAAAAGCCAATTAGCGAGTTCTCCCTCAAAAAGGGAAAGCCCCAGTACAACTGTAAAGAATGTCATTCAAAGTATAGAAAAGCACACTACGAAAACAATAAGCAAAAATACATAGACAAGGCTGCTAAGAACAAGAAAGCATATGCCAGAGAGTATTACGACTGGCTAAGTGGCAAATGTTGCGCTGACTGCGGGACGACAGACATAAGAGTCTTGGAACAGGACCATCTCAAAGATAAAAAGTTTAATATCTCTTTGCTAATAGGGAGGGTGAGACTCTCTACGATGATGGAAGAATTGAATAAGTGTGAAATCGTGTGCGCCAACTGCCATATCATCCGTACCGGAGAAAGGGCGGGGTGGCTGAAACAAGAATACTACGCGAATATAGTTTAGAGGTAGAACCAGTGATTTCCAATCATTCAGCCGGGGTTCGATTCCCCGTATTCGCTCGCAAGGTATGGCTCAGTAATGTGAGGTGACGATGTTGATGCCTATGTCGCACATAGAGACATCGAAACAATATCATTATTCATCCCCAGCCACGCACCTACCAAGGGTTGCCGCCCGAGGGTAGAGAGGGGGAGAGGTCGGCAAAGCCTCTCCCCTTCATAATAATGGTATAATAACTCTATGTGGTGTGACGTACATCGACAGAAATTTGATTTAGATGAGAATGGATGGCCTACATGCGAGGACAAGGAGAAAGAGAAGGACTAAGAAAGTCCTTGCCCTATCTCTTGTTCTGGTTGCTGTGTGGGGGATGATACATTACCGTGTCGTCCCAGTTATGTACTACAATATTCTATGTTTCTTTGATACGGAATACAACGCAATGAGGACCGATGCAGGACACCAAGAATGTTTGGAGTCCTATCACGAGCGATAAGGGGCGGGACGGATCAGACCTCCTGCCCTTTGTCTATACCTCAATATTCAAGGGAAGATTGGCAGAGTGGCTAATGCAGCGGCTTGCTAAGCCGTAGGTCCGTAAGGGTCCGTAGGTTCGAATCCTACATCTTCCTCTGTGGTTTAAAAGTGTGATACAATTGAACTGGCCTGAAACCAGTCAACGCAGGGGACCGCAATGGTTGCCCTGCCAAGGTCCGTTAGAGTAGCGGTAATCTCGCTTCCCTCTCAAGGAAGAGAACAGGGGTTCAAATCCCCTACGGACTACGCAAGGCCTAATGGTGGAACGGTATACACGCACGACTCAAAATCGTGTGCTTTGCGGCATGTGGGTTCGAATCCCACTTGGGCTACAAATGAGAGCATCTTGTGATGCGAATAAAAGCATTCCGTAAGGTCGGAGTGCTATACTTAGAAGAATGCGCAACCAATCCAAGGAGAAATAATGAAGAAGACTCTATCAGCACTAGGACTAAGTTCAATCGGATTAATCGCTGTTACGGCTACCGCACCAGCCTTCGCTACCCCGTCAGAGATGGTAACCGTCTGCCACGTTACTCCCGGCAATTCGGTAACGCTGACTATCCCAGAGGATCAGGCCAATGGTCACCTAACAGGCAAGGCAGCAGGACACGACCTGAACGGCCCTGTAGAGGACTATCTTGGTGAGTGCAAGCCTACCCCTACGCCTACACCAACACCTACCCCAACACCTACTCCAACCCCAACGGAGACATCTACACCAACACCAGAACCAACGCCAGAGGCTACTTCGGTGAACCCGGAGGCGGCTCTACCGCTGGAAGTTCTTCCTGCCACTATTGCTGATCCCATCATGGTCAATATACCTCAGAAGGCAACCTTACCAGTAGAGGTTAATGCTGGTGGCGGGGGTAGTCAGGATGAGGGTCCTGCTCCATTAACACTAGTAGGACTACTACTAATGTCTGCTG